AAACATCTGAACAACCTGTAAATATTGAATTAGAAACTTTGTTGGGAGAGTATCAACCTGTCTTAAAATTATTAAGACAAATTGGTGATCCTCTTGGGCTTGGTGGTGCTATCGACAATCTTGAGTCAGAAATACAAACTGCAGTAACACCTTTATTAGAAGGAGGTGCAAAATTAGCTGGATTGGATATAGGTAAAACCAATGGAGCTTTAGAAGCTGGTGGTTATGTTTTTATTGGTGAAGATCCAGATTCACAAGATAGTTTTGATGTAGAGGATGAAGATGGCCAAAGAAATTTTACAACTGTAAAATTAATGCCTGAAGATACGAGTGGGTTAGTATAATGGCTATTAAAGACATATCAAAAAAACCTTATATAGAAGACAATGATAGTAGAATTAAAATTGGTATTGATTTACCAATTCGTAGAGATAATAATAAAGATGGTTTTTTTGCAACCACTTCAACAACCATTGAGGCCGTGAAAAATAATATAAGAAATTTATTACAAACAAATGAAGGTGAAAGATTTTTCCAACCAAACTTAGGTTTAAATTTAAGAAGACTTTTGTTTGAACAAATTACAGGTGAAAATTTAATTGGTATTCAAGATGCTATATTGGATAAATTAGAATTTTGGTTACCTTTCGTTGAAGTGAGAGACATACAAATTGAAACAATAGAAAGTACTTCAATTGTTGGAACAAATGAAATTAGACTAAAAATATTATTTAATATAAGACAAGACCCAAACACCTTAAACTCAGTATCAATAGACTTTGCAAGTGGTGATATAACTTCAACAGATGCTGAGGTTGGTGCTAGTGGATATTAAACGGAGATAAAATATGCCAACATATGGTAAAAATAATTTTAAAGAATCAAATGTAAACTATTTGAATAAAGATTTTACATCTATAAAAACTGCACTAATGGATTATGCTAAATCTTATTTTCCAGATTCGTATCGTGATTTCAATGAGACATCACCTGGTATGATGCTGTTGGAGATGAATGCGTATGTTGGAGATGTATTATCATTTTATATCGATAAACAATACCAAGAGATGTTGTTACCATTAGCGGAGGAAAGAAGAAACATAATCACTATGGCTAAGATGTTTGGTTACAAAGTAAAACCAATTGTTCCAGCTTATGTTGATTTAACTTTTACATCAAATGTAAATGCTTCAAGCACTGATGCATCAAAGGTAGATTATTCAAACGCTGGTATATTTAACCCAAAAAAACAAGTGGTATCCTCTAACAACACAGATATAATATTTTCAACATTAGAGCATGTAGATTTTCGAATATCAGGTTCAAATGATACTGAGATAATCTCTTCAACTGCGGATTCTGGTTTAGCTACATCATATCAGTTATCAAGAACTGTAAAGGCAATAAGCGCAACAGAAAAATCACTTACATTTCAAATAGGCTCTCCTGAAAAATTTAAAAAAATAACTATACCCGATACTAATGTGATTGATATAATTTCTTGTGTGGATTCAAATAACAACAATTGGTATGAAGTTGATTTCTTAGCACAAGACAAAGTTCCAATTCAAACCCATTATACAGAGGATGATAGACCAAATGCTTATACGGATTTAGCTGGTGTTATATCTGAAACACCTGTTCCATTTTCTTTGACTTATATCACGACAACAAAAAGATTTACTCGTGAAACAAATTTAAATAATACAACCTCATTAATATTTGGTAATGGTGTGTTGAAAAATGGACAAGTGGTTGATGATGGATTTATTGATTTAGAACAATTGGGTGTTGTCATACCTGGACAAACTAATGATTTAAATGATAGTATAGACCCATTATTGGGAGACGAGTATTCGACACTTGGTGAAACACCAAACAACACAACTCTAACAATTACTTATCGTGTTGGTGGTGGTATTGATTCAAATGTTGCTGCTGATGATTTAACCACTGCGCCAACTGATACAGCAGAAAATGGAAACACAGATGCTGAATTTGTAAGTGTTACTAATCAAAATCCTGCTGTTGGTGGTAAGGATGAAGAGGATACGATTGAAATAAAAGAAAAAGCTAAAGCATTTTTCTCAACACAAAACAGATGTGTAACAAAAGAAGACTATGAAGCTAGAGTATTAAACATACCGGCGAAGTTTGGAAATATTGCAAAAGCATATGTTTCAAATATAAAATCAACACAAAAACATAATTTAATACCTGATTATGCTCAATATCTATATTATGATAAATTAATAAGTAATGGTACTTATTCTGGCCAAACCACAGGCTTTCTTAATATGATTCAAATTTTAGAAGACCTTCGAGTCTATGCAATTGAGAATAGAGACGACTTTGGTAGAATTTATAACTATATGGTTGATAATATTTTTAATGGAGATATAAATGTAGGACTGGGGAACTATGCTAACTCAGAACCATATAAAGGTCTTTTTAATAAGTTACAATCAGCTGAAAGAGATTATACTAATCAACAAACATTGGTTACAAGTCAAACAATAGAATTTCCAATAATAGAAGTATATGCTTTAGCATATAATAATTTAAAACAATTAGTTGGTAATCCTCATGCGGATACCACTAGAACAACAGATAATTTACCATCTACGCTAACTGAAAATATAAAATTATATCTTGAACAATTTAAAATTATGACAGACAGCGTAGTTCTCGCCGATGGATATGTAGTAAATTTTGGAGTATTTTTTGATGTTATTGCTGAAAAATATGCTGATAAACAACAAGTTAAATTACGATGTATAGATACAATAGAACAATATTTTAGAGTTGAGAAAATGCAATTCAATCAACCAATTTATAAAAGTCAATTAGAGTTTGAATTGATGGGAGTTGAGGGTGTTCGTTCTATTGGACATGTAACAATTACTCAAGAAAAAGATTATTTTTATGATGACATAACATCAGATGGTGATGAAAATACTTTTGAAAATGCAACTTATTCATATTCATATGATAGTGATATTAATGGAGGTGATGGTGGTTTTATAGCGGATGATGAAGGTACTGTTGGTTTTGGATATAAATATGATTTTAATAATGCACTTTCAAGTGATGGTACAATTATTTTACCACCATTACCATCAACACCTACGGTTTTTGAATTAAAACAACCAAACACATATATACAAGGGAGAGTTAGATAATGCATCATTTTATTTTTCCAACACAAGACACTTGGATTTCAAGTGGTTCAAATACAATAACGGGTGAATCTTTTAGAGACCAAAACTTTGGAAGAGACCAAATACTTGAAGTTAAAAAAGAATTTTTTAATTTATCTTTTGACCACCAAACAAGAGCATTGGTTAATTTTTCAGGAACTGATTTTACTAAAATGTCCCAATCAATTCATAAAGGTGATATTACAAATCCAAAATTTTATTTAAGATTGTATGAAGCTGAGGGTAATGCGGAAATGACTGAAGAATACACTTTAGCCATTCAACCAATATCAGAATCTTGGGTTGAAGGTACGGGTAAGTTTGGTGACAACCCAAAAAATACAAATGGATGTAGTTGGGAAAATCGTAGTAATCCGATTGGTGGAACGGAGGTGACTTGGAGTAATTATGGTGTGAGTGTTTTAAATGTTAGTCAATCAGCACAATCTTTTTCTAATCAATCGCCTGATGTGGAGGTGGAGGTAACTGATATGGTGAATATGTGGTTAAAAGGACAATATTCAAATTATGGAATGTTAATTAGATTTAGTGGTAGTCAAGAAACAGATACAACCACATTTGGACATTTAAAATTCTTTTCAAGAAACACACATACAATTTTTTCACCAAGACTTGAAGTTCGTTGGGATGACCATTTACCTTGCACAGGCTCTAACACAGGTTCATTAACTGAATTAACAATGAGTGGATTAGCTGATAACTTTTTATACATGCAAGGATTAAGGGAAGAATATAGAGAAAATGAAAGAGTTAAATTTAGAATTGGTGCAAGAAAAAGATATATTCAAAAAACATTTTCCACATCAGTTCAAACTGTTACTGGTTCATTCATACCAGAAAGTAGTGGTTCATATGCAATTAAAGATATTGCTACTGATGAATTTGTAATCCCATTTGATAGTGGATATACATCAATGAGTTGTGACGAAAATGGTAATTATTTTAATCAGTTTTTGGATGGATTCTATCCTGATAGAGTTTATAAAATTTTATTAAAATTAAAATATGATGATGGTCAGGAACAAATATTTGATGATGATTTTGAATTTATAGTGAAAAGGAAGTAAATTATGCCAATTACATTAGAACAATTATTTGATAAAATATCTGAAGAATTAATTTTAGATGACTTGGGTTTTGTTACATCTGGAGTTGTAAAATCTAATCAAAAAACAATCAGAAATGGTTCATTTAAATTAGGTAGAACTGGTGATGATAAGTTAGCTTTATATCAAAAAGATATAGAGGCTAACAAGGAAGATTTAGCTTATTTAGAATCAGATGGGGGAGTTGGTGAAAGTCAATTATCAATATTAGAAAATTTAGCTCAACAAATAAGGGATGTAGATACAATAGAGATTGCAGCATCACCAGCTGAAGGTGATGATTTTATTGTAGTAATAAGTGGTCCAGATATAGAAGTTACAGATATATCATTTATATCTCAAACTGGAAATAATAATCCTTTAAATGTAAGTCAGTTTATCCCAATTGAAAATCAAGAAACTCTTGTTGATGTTGATAATGCAGAAAGATTTTTAGACACAAATATTTTTGAACTATTACCAAGTGGTGATGCAAGACAGGCGCGAATTATTAGATTCTTTCAAGAGTTAAATGCATTATTACCACCGGAAGCTCCTGAGTTTGATTTAGACGAAGATGGTATGGTTGATAGAAATGAAGAGGGTGAATGGGAAGGTGCTAAACAATATAGTTTAAATAATAGTATTTCAGAGGCTCAAGAAAATGAATTTTCAACTATTGATGAAGAGGAAGCTTTTATTCATAGATTGAAATCAACAGCAAATAGTGTAAACGATACAAGAACTATTGAAGATATTTACAATACCATTCTTCCTTATTTAACAGATTTATTAGAACCAATTGCTGGGCCAGAGGATGGTAGGCCAGAATATCAAAATCAATCTTCTGGTTATTTAAAATTTAGAAATTTAAATCAAGGTATTGTGATTAGAAATACAAATCAAGAGTTTATTGATGGTTTAGATCCAGACAATCCAACTTGGTTAATATCTAGTGATGGTGGAATGGGAACTGGTTTCACTATAACGATGTGGGTTAGATTTTTAGATAGAGTATCACAAGGAACTTTATTTAATTATGGTAATCCAACACGAAATCAAACCAACTTTAATTTTAATGGAAATGTAGATGATGGGTTTGGTTTTAAATTAGAAACTTATGTTATAAATAAAAATGATTTTACTGGTAGGCCAGGTTCTGAAGAAAATACATTTGGTAATTTTCAAGAAAATACAGATTTCAAATCTCCATATACAGGAATGAATCCATTTGAAAACACCGATACTGCTAGATTTGTTAGACTTGTTGTAAACGGAATGGATAATGATGGAAATCTTGGGTTTCTAAGAGACTCTACAATTGGAACACCATCCCAAGTAAAATTTACTTGGAATATGCCCGACCTTGATTTTCAACCGGGAACATCAGATGGTGGAACTACTAACCAATCCGATGAACTCGCAGCTTATACGGGAGCGACACATATACCTGAAGATTTTGATGAATGGTATTTCATATGTGCAAGTTATAATCCTAATGTAATTGAACCTGCTCGAGATGATGTGTATCCCATTGGAGTTTATGACGAGACACAACTAGAGGGACAAGACTATTACTATGGTTATGATGATAGGTTTTGGTTGAATCACATAGACCCATTTAATGGTGAACAAACATCATTTTCTGGATATGGAAGCCAATGTAAAGTAGAGGCTATTTCAAGAACAGACTTACTACGAGCTCGTGGCTTTAAGGTGTAACTATAATGGCACCTAAAAGAAATAAAGACCTTATAATTAAAAGTAAAGGTATAACAGAAGTACCAGAAGAAAGTGCTGATAAAATAACATCACCAACTGGACCAGATGATTCATCAACACCATTAAGATTAAAACCAACCACTATTCTAGAGACTCTTCCAGATCCTGAAACTGAATCAAAAGATATTATTACACAATTTAGAGTTGGTGATGATTCTGAATTTGGTGGAAGAAGTTCCTATTATTATGATAACGGCGATAGAGTTTCTAATGGAACTGCTTTACATCATCATACAATTCCACCTCGTGGTAGAAGTAATTTTATGACTCAACACATAATGGATCGTAGAGCGCAAGATATATTTACAAGTCCACCCCGTCCAACACCAGTACCAGGCACGGTAAATCCAGAAGAGGGTGGTATATCACCTAAAAAACCACTTAAAAATTTATTTGATTTAATACAACAACAAGAAGGTCCAATAAGACCAGAAGAAATATCACCCAACCAACCTTTGTTTTCCATTGAGGGAAATTATGATTTACAATATTCACCTTTGCGTGTCGGTGGAGAAGTAAGACATCGAATTATAAAACTTGGAAACATTGGTTCTGAAACCATAAGATACTCAGAAAGTTTTGCTTCAAGTAAAAAAAATCATAAATATCGAATTAAATTTGATATGAAATATACGATTAGAGAATTAACACCAAATACAAATATAACTTTTTTTAGACCAACTGCAGAAGGCCTACTTGGAGAACAATCTTTAGGAGATGATAAGGAAACTGAATCTTTTTATACAATTGTATCTGATGATTTTGGTACATTTAATAAATTTAAAACTTTTGTAATTGACTTTGAATCTAAAGTTTCTGATGGATTCATATTCCAAATGCAGACAACAGATTTGGTTGCAGTTTTTGAAAACTTAGAAATGTATGATTTGGGTTTAGTTGAAGAGTTTGGGGGATTAGTTCCTAATGTAAAGCCAGAAGATGATGAGGGAGATTCTGAAGAAGAAGAAGATGATTCCACTGGTGATTTAATAGATGACTCGGTTACTAACTTTATGGATAGTGAAGAAGTATCAGAAAATTTTGGTGTGCCTGATGTTGAGATTGAACAAACTTTATTTCAATCTTTTGATGTGTTTAGTGGTTTGGATATTGATACAGATATTTTTGATAACACACGACAAGGATATTTAGATTCAAATCGAGATGGTAGAATTGGATTGGGTTTATTTACTTTCAGTGATGATAATATTCTTCAAGACGACTTTCCAAACATAATTGGAAACCAATTATTTAGACAACTTCCAAGACGAAATTTAGTAGTTAATGGTAATTGTAAATTTGTACAAAGTAAATATAATAATGAATTAGAAATTGGAGGAAATGAATCTAATTTTGGTGATGGTGCAGTTCTTCTACCTGAAGGTGATTGGGGATATTTAACTTGGGATGGTGTCAATAGGGGGCCTGATGGTAACCAAGAGGGTAATAGACCTGATGAAATGTATGCTAACAACCTTGCTGGTGAGTTTCCATACGACACCATACAAGGGGTGGAATTTAAAACTCAATTTAATCAGAGTGATGATTTTGGTTTATATCCAGATAACCAACTAGCTACAGGTTATTCAGGATGGCTTGACTATCACTCTTTATTAAATTTACAAAGAAAATTACAATTAGCTAAAGATACAGCTCCCACTGAAGCTGATGTTTGTAATACATTTTTAAAATTAGTACAACAAAGTACAGGATCATTTGATGCAAGATTTACACCTGAAATATGTAATACAGACTTATTTGGTAATCAGTTGTTTGTAAATTTTGCAAATTGGAGACCAGGCGGTTATTCATTTAATAGAAGTTTGACTTTTCTGGCAGATGATTTTACTGCAGGTCAATTTGATACAAATGGAGATAATGAAAATGACCTTATGGGGGTTACATTTGATTGGAGTGAAAGCGATAAATTATTGGGACAGTCAGGAAATCAATATAGAACACTAAATCAATGCACTAAAATTTATGAAGGTGGTGACAAATCAGCAGTTGATGAACAACTTTTACCAAACACTTTAATGGAAGTAAAATTTAAAATAAGATCTTTCGGCACCACTCCCTCTATAGAAGTTGCAGTAGTGGATGCTGATGGTTCAGTCGAAAGTCCACAAAGAACTGATGATATTGTTAATCAATATGGTTATGTAAAAAATTTCCATTATTGGCCTAAGGGTGATTTTAACACACGAACATATAGTGATGACATAAACACACCAGGAACACTTGATAAAAAAACATC